GAAAGACAATCCGGGCCGCACTGTTTGAGAAGGCGGTCGAGGTTTTCAGACCGGGTCACCGGTTTGAACTTGTCGTTAACGAATGCGCTATTGCAGGCGCTACCAACTATCGCGATGCCAAGTAGCAGGGCGATACACAAAGAGGTCTTCATAGTCCATGCGCCTTCAGGTATTGGGTTGAGAATTCGACGACGCGGGCGCAGGTGGCCGCATCGAACCATGCGATATGACAGGCGTGCCGCTGAACGCCCAGTTTCTCGGACAGCCACCGGTATGCGGCACCCCGGCTCTTGCCCTTGTCCCTCCAGATGTGATCGAACGCGCTGTGCGCCCGCTTGCGGGCTTCCCGCAGTTTGCCGTCAGCGAGCGTGCCCAGCGGGATGATTGTTCCCGGGTGGGCGCCGACGTAAGCCCCGCAGCAGTTGCAGCGGTAGACCATCGGCTGTTTGCCGTAGCTCTTCCCGTAAATCACAGAGTTGTCGACGAAGTCCACTTCACCGTTGCAGAAGGTGCAAACGGTGATCGGTGGGAGCCGGCAGGCTTCAGGAATCTGGTCGATGCTCATTTGAGTTCGCCCCGGGCTTTCAGGTATGCGGAGACCTCCTTGATGCGGGCCATGCAGAGGGTGTGCATCGCATAGTTCGCCTCGCGGCATTCGGCCACAACAATCGGCTTTTCGGCGACCAGCAAGTTCGCGAACTTGGCATCTACCTTTTCGGCGTCCCGCAGGTTGTCGAACACGTCAAACAACCGAACCTCTTTGGAGCCGTGACCTTGCTCTTTCAGGTGGGCAAGGTTCAGGGCGAAGCGGTCGGCCCGGTTCAGGCCCGGACTGTTCTCGCGGGTTGCCACGTTGGTCACGCCGTTGACGATCTGAGCGACCCGGGAGCCGAACTCCTGATGAATCAGCTCGATGGTGACCCCGGTGTCCTCGACGGTGTCGTGCAGGTAGCAGCCACAAATCACTTCCCAGTCGCAGCCGTAGGCTTCGGCCATTTCGGCGGCGCGGAAAGGATGGTTGTAATACGGCTCCCCGGTGAACTTGCGAACTTGGCCCATGCCGGCATGGGCGCCCAGAGCGAAGCCCCGGGCTTTCAGAATCATTGCTTTTGCTGTTGCGTTCATGTTTCCCCCAGTCAGGGGCGCGACGGTGCGCCCGCTGTAACGTTTTGACGGTCTAGACCAATGACGGGAGCCCTAAACGGCTAAAACGTCACTAGCGAGCTTGTGGGAGCCCTCGACCAGCTCAGCCCAGCGGGCCGACCAAGTCATATAAGTCGGAATTTTCGCCCTTCGGGCCTTCAGCACCATGTCGGTCGTGCCGGTGCCACCGGGGAACCCGATTACCGCGTCAGGTTCCCATTTGCGCAACATAAGCGAATTGCGAGCGTTGCCCGCTCTTCCGCCAAGTCTTTGCCAGCTTTCTGGTGGCACTGGCTCTTTGTGCTGCGTGACGCCCCGGTCCAACGCCCATGCCCCGGCGATAGAGTCAACGCCCCGCGCATCACCGTGGACTATCTCGGTGATGCCCAAAGCCTCCCGGGCTTCATCCAAGCAGCGGTAGATCAGTTCGGCATTGGTGAAGTCGCGCCCGCCAGTGATCAGAACTCTCATTTCGGCCCGAACCCCGCAATATTCACCGCCGCCCACACCAGCAGCGTCAGGATGACGATGATCAGCAAAAGCTGACCCCCGTTTCTGGTAGCCAGCCAGACCCAGAAGCGCGACCGGCTGGTGACCGACCAGAGCAAAACGATCAGGACAAGCAGGGTGAAGATCATCGCTGAATGCTCCCGTCAGCGTTCGCCTGATCAGCAACGCCCTGTGCATGACCCGCGAGCCAAAGGGAGAACAGGTCTTCAGTTTCGGAATCGACGTAAACGCCGGCGATGTCCTTTTTGAAGTCTTTTTTGGCCCGCACCGTGTTCGAGTAGCAATGCTCGAACAGGAACTTCAGCCGCTTGAGGTTTTCTTCGCTCACTTGGATTTCTCCTTTTCCCACTCTTCGAGTCGATCCCAAGCCTCCTTGCCGTTTTTCGCCTCAACCTTGATCGGGCGCAGACCATCTTTCATGTCAGCGCGGCCAAACCAGAAAAACTGGTGATGCGGCAATTCGCTGCGCGTGGTGATGGTCAGGTAATAGCGTTTTTGAAGCTCAGTCTTGGCCATCACTCACCTCCAGCTCTTTCATTTGCCGTTGAACCTCGACGCGACCTTGCAGGCGCTCGGTGCGGTGGCACAGACGCTTGGTGATCGGGCCAAAACCATTGCCGGAATGCGGGCGGCGCGACCAGAAGTCGAAACCGTCAGCTTTCTTGCCACGAACTGTTCTGCTCATTTCAGACCCCCAATAACTTGCTTGCGTTGTTCGGGCGTCATGCCCTTGGTTCTTTGGATCATCGCTCGAACGCTGGTGCGGCCGGCGACCTTCTGTTCGCGCTTGCGGTCCATGAACTCTGCCATCTTGTCGCAGTCGATGCAGTCGTCCAGAAGCACTTCAATAACTTCGCCCTGAGTCAGCTTGTGAGCCTTTGCCCACGCTGCGAGCTTCCCGGTGTAGCTTTCATCGGTGAACGTGATGGTGACGCGCTTTTCGTTGTCTTTGCTCATGTTGAACCCCTTTTTCATATGCTTTCAGTATAGACGAAAATGTATGACATTTTTGCTTATTTTGAACGTTCCAAGCAATCTGCCAATGAAAAAGGGCGCCGAAGCGCCCTTGTAAACCCCTGTATTTACGCTGCTTTCTTGAATCCCAGCGCCTCATAGTCAAACTCGGCCCCGTCAGGGATAACGTTCTCGCCGAACCCCTTTGTGCCCTCCACAATCGCCCGACGTTGCTGGTAGTGCCCGCGCAGGTGATCGTTCGCAAGGTCCATGAAGTCGACTACAAACGCCACGTTCGGCCCGAACTTCTTCTTGCGCAACCCACGGCCAATGCGCTGACGCAAAGCGACCTCTGCTTTGCCGCCACCGGCCAGAATGATCAAGCCCACAGCCGGCACGTCCACGCCGACGTCGAGAATGGTCGAGCCGATCAGAACGTCCAGCAGCCCATCAGCCAGCTTTCTCAGTTGACGCTTCCGGGTGTCGTGGTCGCTCTCGCCGTAAATGAATTCAACCCGCAGGCCCGCCGCGATCATTTTGCGCGCCAGCAGTTCGCCGTGAGCCTTGTGCTGGATCAAACACATCGTGGTCAGGCCGTAAAGCTTGCCCATCACCGCCTCGTGGACAATCGCATCGTTGCGCGCCTCATACTCGACCACGCCGAGCCGGTAAGCACTGGCCCACGCGGTGCCCCGGAACAACTTCGCAGCCGGGGTCTTCATTTTGACGTATTTGAAGAACGGCTTCGCAAGGATGCCGCGGTCGATCAGCATTTCCTCAGAAACCTTGATCCCGACCGGGCCGGCCACGGCCATCAGCTTCATGTTCGCTTCTTGGTCGTCTTTCATGAACGGCGTAGCGGTCAGGGCCAAACGGTAGTGGGCGTTGATACAGTGGGACATGATCCCGTAGAACCCGGCGCCGGACGCCTCGTGTGCCTCTTCCAGAATGACCAGCTCGAACTTGCCCAACAGGGCGATGGTCTGGGCGCGAACCGCGTCCTGTTTCTTGACCTTGGCTGCCGCGGTGCGCTTGATGCCTTCGGCGTCAACCCGGTTGCTTTCCTGCTCTTCGGCGAACTCTTTCAAGATGCGCGCCTGATCGGCAGAACTGACCTTCATCAGCTTCAGCGCGGTCTTTTTGGCCGTGAACTCTGCCTGCTCCTTCTTGATGATCGCGTCATAGACCTTCTCGAACTCGCCTTGCAGCGTGATGACCTCCAACCGGGCGTTCAAGGTCTGCACCATGCCGACCGTCATGCGCTTGATGGAGCGGGTCTCTTTGCCGTCGGCGTCCACGCTGACCGAACCAAACTGGCCGTCGCCAAGAACCGACACTTCAATGCCCATGTCGTTTTCGAAGGCGGCTTTCATCTGATACATCAGCAGGGAGCGGGTCGTGAGGAACAGCGTCGGCCGGCCAACCCGGGCAAACGCCTTCTTCGCGATACGGGACTTGCCGCCACCGGTTGCGATCTGGGCGATGATTTTCCCATGACGGCACAGACGCTCTACGGTCTCGTCCTGATAGTCATAGTCGGGATCGTCGCCGAAGGCATCGACCACGGGCTTCTCTGGCCCCAGCAGCTCGGGAAGGGGCTTCTTGACGATGTTGACCTTGTAGCCGCGTCTTTGCAGGTGCGCTTGCACCAGATGGACGAAGCCGGCCGGGAAGGTGCCGTCGCGGAAGTTCAGGAACGAGCTTCGACCATCCCAACCACGGGACTTGAAAGCGGCGCTCTGTTCGGCCCCGGGCACGTCATACGACAGAATTTGCTGCACTTCCAGCTTCACTTCGCGAGAGGCTTGGTGAAGTCTGGCGTTGACAGCGGCATGGGCGATGGTGACTGTGATCATGTCAATTGCCTTGAAATGTAAGTGGCGCTAGTATAAGGCACGTTTCTCCTACAGTTCCACCACTCAAAGGAACCATCCCGTGACCCAATCTGCATATCCTTCGGCCGACCCCAAGAGTCTTGCGCCGAACCCGTGGAACACCAACTCTTGCTCGCCGGAACTCGAAAAGAAACTCGACGCGTCCGTCTCGAAGCTGGATATGTTCAAACCGATCGTTGTCCGCGAACTCGCTGACGGCACCCTTCAAATTCTGGGCGGCGAACACCGGGCGCAGTCTGCTGTCCGTGTTGGTCTCGCCTCGGTCCCGATCTTCAATCTGGGCAAAATCACCGACAAGAAGGCCAAAGAAATCGGCCTTGTGGACAATGCCCGCTACGGTAGCGACGACACTCTGGCGCTGGCCCGACTGCTCGAAGAGCTGGGTAGCGTGGAAGACATCACGTCGTTCATGCCCTTCAGCGATAGCGAAGTCTCGAACATTTTCGCTTCGGTCAGTATTAACCTCGACGAGCTGGACATGTCTGAGGAAGATATGTTGGCGGGCACTTCAGCGCCTTCACCGGCCAAAGCGCAAACCCACCAAACCATGCGCTTTCGCGTGCCAGCCGAAGACGTTCAGGGCTTGAGCGACAAGCTGGAGAAGGTCATGCGCCTTCAAGGCTTCGATGAAAAGGACTCGTTGGTCAATGCCGGTGACGCTCTGGTCTGGCTGCTCAATCGCGTGGAAGTGTGAGTATGGTTGACGACGACAGCACCGATCTGGACGACTTCCCGTATGTCGATGACGACGTGGATTATCGCAACCTCGAAACCATCCCCGATGAAGAGGCTCAATCCATGACCCTTCACGAATTTCTCACCTTCCTCGACGGTAAAGTGCAATGAGCAAACCATCCATGCAAATCGAAGTCTGGGACATCGACAAGCTCGTTCCATACGATCTGAACTCGAAGACCCATGACCCGGCGCAGGTCGAGAAGATCGCGAACGCCATTCAAGCCACCGGCTGGGATCAGCCAATCGTCGTTGACGACAAGGGTGTGATCATCAAGGGCCACGGGCGCCGGCTCGCGGCTATCCGTCTGGGTCAGAAACAGGTGCCGGTGCTGGTGCGTCGTGACTTGAGCCCTGAACAGGTGCGGGCGGCGCGGCTCGCTGACAACCGGGTTGCAATCAGCGGTATCGACAGCGACCTGCTCAAACAGGAACTGGCAACCCTCGACTTCGACCTCGAAGGCATCTTCGACAAGAAGGAGCTGGACTTCCTCGACGTCGATCTGGGCAAGTTGGACGTCGATGCGTTCGTGCCGGACATCAACCTCGCCGTGGACAACCAGCAGGCTGAATCCACCCGTCAGGTGAAGGAAGTCGATGATCGTCAGGTGAAACTGGACAAGGTGTTCGGCTTCAAGACCATCACCGGCTCGGACGAGCGTCATGTCGCCCGGTTCATCGCCATGTTCGAATCGGAAACCGGCTTGACCGGCGCCGACGCGCTGGTGCAGTTCTCGAAGGACTACTACGCCAAGGGCGGTGCAGAATGATCGACTTTCTGATCGTCGTCCTTGTCGCCATGTTCTTCGCCGTGTTCTATGAGCCTGTCTGGGCGTGCATCAAAGCTGCCTGCATGCTGATGGGCTTCTTCATCTGTCTGGTCTGCGTGTTCGCCGCCGTGTTCATCACGTTCGTGTTCAACGCCTTCGCTGGGGGCTCCAAGTGACCGAATATCTGATCGACAAGCGTTTCAAATCCAACATCGACCGCTCCGACCGCGTGCTGGAGATTGCCGAGGCATTCGGTCTGGGTCTGGACGACAAAGAGTTCGTCGTGTTTGACCAGCAGAAGCTGGAAATCAAGCAGGGCGATATTGTCTACGTCACCGGGCAGTCGGGTTCCGGCAAGTCCACCGTTCTGCGTGAGCTGGTGGATCAAATGTCCGCGGCAGGTCTGAAGGTGGCCGACATCGACCAAGTGGAGCTGCTCGACAAGCCGCTGATCGACCAAATTGGCAAAACCACGTCTGAAGCGCTGGGCTACCTGTCCATTGCCGGCCTGAACGACGCCTACCTGTTTATTCGCCGACCCAAGGAACTCTCCGACGGCCAACGCTACCGGTTCCGCCTCGCCAAGATCATCGAGTCTGGCGCCGCGGTTTGGTCCGCGGATGAATTCCTCGCCGTGCTGGACCGGACCACCGCCAAGGTGATCGCGTTCAACCTTCAGAAAATGGCTCGCAAGATGGGCGCCACGCTGATCGTTGCCACGACTCACACCGACATGGTCAATGACTTGGCACCGAACCTGTTCATCGACAAGCGCTATCGCGAGAAGATCGAAATCATCCAGTCACCAGAAGGATACAAGCAATGAAATCCATCAACGTGAAAGTGCTGAAATTCAAGTGGCCCAACAAAAAGGCACACTTGAACGTCCCGATCTATGGTGGAGCGTTCTACTTCTGCACCGACCGGGAAGAATACAAGCAGATTTTCGACTTCCTCACGACCACCAACTACGGCGCCGAGGACATCGACGATTGTCTTGGCTGCGTCACCCCGCTGAGAAACGAAGAGGGCGGCGCGCTGTATCTGGTTGGCGTGTTCGATGGCTCTTACGGCGTGCTGGCTCATGAAATCGGTCACCTAGCCCTGTTCATTTTGGACCGAGCCGGGGTTCCGGTAGACGCCGAGAACAGCGAAGCGTTCTGCTACCTGCAAGGCCACCTGTTCGAAGTGTGTCAGCCGCTGCTGGACGCTGCGAACGTCAAGGCGATGGAAGCTGAAATCGCAGCAGCCGAAGCAGCCGGCGAGACCGTTCCCGAAACGACCACGACTTTCGTTGAAGCGATGAAAGCCCGTGAGAAGCCGTCTAAGCCGTCCAAACCGAAAGGGGGCAAACGTGATCGTTCTTGACAGCCCGGACATGCTGGTAGAGCGCAGGGAGTGCCCGGAAGGGCATTCCCTTTCCCTGCTACCGAACATTTACGTCGAACGCGGCACCATCGACGATTGGAACCTGCTGCATGAGCTGCACTACAAGGCGGAAAACCTCGGCATTGGCCCGAGCATCTACCGCTGCGTGCTGGATGGGCAGACCATTGGCGTTGGCGTGATGACCGTGCCGAAGATGTTGTCGTCCGGTCGCAACGGGCTGTTCGAGCATCTGCGACCCAACCAAGGCGGACGCGACACCCCGCTGATGAACCGCTATCGCGCACAGTGGATCAATGCCAACAGTTGCACCAACAGCCGGCTTGTTCTCGACACCATGTATCGCGGGGCGAGCATCGCCTATCGGATGCAGAACATCATGATGCGAATGACCGGCAAGCGTCTGGTCGAGTTTCAATCATCCATGTCAAAGTTCAACCCGTTCGCGGCCAAGGCCGGCATCCGCTTCACCGAGCCAAAGCGGTCGTCGAACTACAAGGTTGGCCTTCAGTGGTTCCGGCGCTGGTTCGATTGCAACCCGAGCGACTACGTTGGCGTGATGGCTGAGCTGAACGCGATGCCAGAGAAGGTTCGAGCCAAAGTTGTCGCGGAAATGCGCCACCACTACTTCACCTTCAGCTCCATGGAGAAGTCCGGTGACAACCGCTTCAACGGCACCAGCCGCGTGGATGGCATGGAAGTTGGCTATCTGCTGAAGTCGTTGCAGCAACTGGTGCTGGCGAGCCCGCTTTACGGGGTCTACGAGAACCCGGACTACGAAAATGTGCTGCCAAAGCGCATCCCGTTGGCGGCATTTGACCGTCAACCGGTCGATCAACCACTGATTTTGGACGAGGATTGGGTATGAGGCTGACGGAAAAGCAGATTGAGCAACTACGGGTGATCTGCCCCGGGAACCCTGACGGCACTGACTTGGACATCGACCAGATTCTGGAGTCGATGAACTACACCCCAAGCAAACAGAGCTTCCAATTCTCGCTCCGGGCGTTGATTAACAAGGGTTTGGTGGTGAAAGGTGTTCGAGAAGTGCGCCGGGGCCGGGAACGTCAGACCATTACACCGACACCGTTGGGGCTTGGGTATTTCCCCCGACATTCATTGGCTTCGATTCTTACCGCTCCCGGTGATGAAATCGAATGACTTGGGGCTTTGGAAACCTCTTGGGGTTTTGACCCCTCGTCTATAAGTCTTTAAATAACTAAATACCTAAGTAATTACTTATTAAATACTTTCAGGCGGACCATCAAAACCCCAAGAGCTTTCAAAACCCCAAGAGATTGAGGACACCGGAATGGGAACAACACTGCTGGAAGCAAAAGTCAGGGTTACGAGCGAAGGTTTCAACCCGGGGTGGGATTGTGACCGGCGAATCGCTGACCTTCTGGGCGTCCCGGTCGAAAACGAGGTTCCGAGGTATTGCGACACGCCCGGGGTAACCCTCGACCTGCTCAGGGCGCGCTGTGACACCGTTTTAACGCTGCCAAACGATTCAGGGTCGTCGTCGGTCGTCTTCACCCATCTGGACGGCTTGTGCGTCGCTACAGGGGCTTCGCTGTCACACGCTTTGGCATCTGCATTGCTCTGTAGCCTCGAAGAGCGTGCTAAAGTGCCCAAAAGTTTGATATATGGACGCCAGTGTGATTGAATCGCGCCACCACTTCCTCAGTGGACATCACACGGGCGCACTCCAACGCCCATTTTTTTTGCCTGAAGGTTTTGTATGACAGCGAAGAAGCCAATTACCAAAGCCGCCGCAAAGCCCGGTTCCCGCTTGACCCCGAAACAGTGGGCCGAGGCGGAAGCGCTCTGGGAATCCGGCGAAGTCACGTTGGACGATCTTGCCGCCAAGTTCGGCAAGCACAAATCGAATTTCAGCCGCCACTTCGACAAGTTGTCGATCAAGCGGGGCTCCAAAGCTGAAGCGCACAAGCGCAAGGTTGCCGAAGCGGTGACTGCGGCTTCCATTGACGAAGTGTCCGTGACCGCTGCGCGGATTCGCGAGACCAAGGAAGACCACTACAAAATGGCTGCCGGTCTGGGCAAGCTTGTGTGGTCTGAAATCCTTACTGCCAAACAGGGCGGCAATCCAGTATCCGTGGCAACTGCCAACCTCAAAGCACTCGACCTCGCCGCCTCGGCGCTGAAGAAGGTTCGAGAAGAGCGCTGGGCGATTCTGGGTCTGGACAAAGCGGACTTCATCGACGAAGACGGTCTGCCAGAACTGACCATCATGGAGCTGACGGCCGAGCAACTCGAAGCACTGCGCAACCGGGACGAAGCCGACCTTGGTCTGTCCGTGGGCGCAGCCGTGCAAACCCCAGATGAACTGGACCCTGCCGACGATGACGACGAACGCGACGATGAAAACGAAGTGGTGGAAACAGCATGAGTGCTCCTAAAGTTTCCCTCACGCTGCACCCGAAGCAGATGGAGGTCTATCAGGACCACCATCGCTTTCGCGTTGTCGTGGCCGGCCGACGCTGGGGTAAGACCGCGCTGTCCAAAGTATTGATCATCAAGCACGCCCAGAAGCCGCGCCGCAAAATCTGGTATGTCGCCCCGACGTATCGGATGGCGAAGCAGATTATGTGGACGGACTTGCAGGAAGCGATCCCGAAGAAGTGGATCAAGAAGATCAACGAAACCGAAATGAAAATCACGCTGGTGAACAAGACCGAAATCAGCCTGAAAGGCGCTGACAAGGCTGACTCCTTGCGTGGTGTCGGTATCGACTTCCTTGTGCTCGACGAATTCCAAGACATGAGCGAAGAGACGTGGACTCAGGTTCTGCGGCCGACACTGGCCGACAAACAGGGTCACGCGATCTTCATCGGGACGCCAAAGGCTTACAACTACCTCTACGAGCTGTATAAGTCTGGCACCCGGGGCGAATACTACAAGGACGACAAGGGCATCCTTCGCCGCAACGACTGGGCGTCTTGGCAGTTCCCTACCATCACCTCGCCGTTCATTCCTGAGAGTGAAATTCAGGCAGCAATGAACGACATGGACCCCAAGTCGTTCGCTCAAGAGTTCATGGCTTCCTTCGAGTCGATGTCTGGCCGGGTTTACTACCCGTTCGAGCGTCGGGAACACGTCGGCGAGCAATACACCTTCAATCCAAAGCTGCCGATCTGGGTGGGCATGGACTTCAACATCGACCCGATGTCTACCGTGATCTTTCAGAAGCAAGACAACGGCGAGCTGTGGGCGGTGGACGAGATTGTGCTATTCGGCTCGAACACCGAAGAGATTTGCGCTGAGCTGGACAAGCGATACTGGCGCCACCAGAAGGCCGTCACGATCTATCCAGACCCCGCAGGCGGACAGCGGCAACACGCCCGGGGCGAGACCGACATGGACATCTTGAAAGAGAAGGGCTTCAAGAAGCAGAAGTATCGTCGGAAGCACCCGTTTGTGGCCGACCGGGTCAACGCCGTGAACCGATTGCTGCGCGCAGCCAACGGAACGGTTAAGATGCGTGTCAACTCCAAATGCAGGCACTTCATCAACGCGCTCGAACAGACAATCTACAAACCGGGCACCCGGGACGTGGACAAGTCCCAAGGCGTTGAGCACAGTGCGGACGCCGCCGGCTATTGCATTGAGCTGGAATTCCCGGTGAAGAAGCTGGAAATTCTGGGTGTATCCATCTGATCATGTTTATCGAGGCGCTATGAAACGAGTTCCAGTGAAAGCCGGTGAGACTGCGGTGATCGACCCCCAAGAAGAGGGCTCGACCATCATGGACAACTCCACCGAACAGAAAGTCCTACAGGCGCTGATCAAGCGCCGTCACCCGTTGTATGACGCGACCAAACCCCATTGGGAGTTTCTGGAATCGACCTACAACGGCGGGCGCGAGTGGTTCAAGGACAACATTCACCGCTACCTGAAGGAAGGCGATGTCGAACACAACAACCGGGTAGAGCGGGCCTACCGCTTCAACCACACCCGGGAAGTGGTCGATCTGCTGAACAAATACCTGTTCAAGCAGAACATCAAGCGCGCCGAGGATGCACCAGAGTCGGTGCAGAAGTTCTGGCGCCAGTCGACCCGCAACGGTCTGTCGATCAAGGACTACGCTCGCCAAATCAGCAAGAAGACTTCCATCTTCGGGCGCGTCGCCATCGTGATCGACAACAATGCCCCGGCGAACATCGCCGAGCTGAGCAAAGCGGAAGCCGCAAAGCTCGACGTGAAGACCTACTCCTACATCGTGCCGCCAGACCAAATCCTCGACCACTCGTTTGACGACGGCGGCGAGCTGATCTGGATTCTGTTGAAAGAGATTCGCCGGGACGACTCCGACCCTCTAACCTCCAGCGGCAAAGAGGAAATCTACTACCGCCTGTGGACCCGTGACGAATGGTTCCTGATGACGGTGAAGATGGTTGGCCGGGTCAAGAAGGTAGTTATCGAAGCTCAAGCCGATCATGATCTTGGCATCGTGCCGGTCGTGCTGGCTGACAACATCGTTTCGGACGACCTGTATGTCACGCCGTCGCTGATCGACGACATTGCGTATCTGGACAAAGCGGTGGGCAACTACCTCTCCAACCTCGACGCAATCATTCAGGATCAGACCTTCAGCCAGTTGGCGATGCCTGCGCAAAACATGATGCCGGGTGACGACGATTACAACAAACTGATCGACGTTGGCACGAAGCGCATCTTCGTTTACGATGGTGAAAACGGAGCTGCTCCTTTCTACCTCTCGCCAGACGTGAAACAAGCAGGTATCCTGTTGGAAGTGATCAACAAGATTATCAACGAGATTTACCACACCGTGGGCTTGGCCGGTGAGCGGACCAAGCAAGACAACTCGCAAGGGATCGACAATTCCAGCGGTGTCGCCAAGGCTTACGACTTCGAGCGAGTGAATGCTCTGTTGGCAGCCAAGGCAGACAGCCTTGAAATCATCGAGAACAAGATCGCCAAGATCGTTGCGCTTTGGAACGGTGAGGGTGCAAAACTGAAAGAGGGCGTCAGCCTGATTTCTTACCCTGACAACTTCGACACACGCGGGCTGTATGACGAATTCGACCTCGCCGCACGCCTGATGCTGATCGAAGCGCCGGACGCGGTTCGTCAGGAGCAAATGCGTATCCTGCTGGACAAGTTGTTCCCGCAGTTGAAAGAAGAGCTTCGCAACAAGATGGAAGCACAGTTGAAAGATTGGCCGGTAGACCCTCTGGAATTGGCGAGTGACCTCCAAGCCCTGAAGAAGACATCGGAAAAGAGCACCGCAGTCGCGACAATGAAAGCCGTATAAAACCTAAACGCCCATCACGAGACCGGTGGGCAAATTACCCAAGCCAAGAGAGAGGCTTTAAACCATGATCATTCATCCAAAACTTGCGAACCTGATGGGCCGTGCTGGCGTCTACCTCGAATCCAATGACGGCAACGGCAACGACTTGCCCGGTGGCGAGACCGCAGAAGCCAAGGCTGCAGCCGACAAGGTAGCCGCTGACAAAGCGACCGCCGAAGCTGACGAAGCAGCAGCCGCGAAGCTCCGCGAACAGGGCAACAATGATGGCCGCAAGCCTTCCGACGAAGAAGCCAAGCTTCTGAAGGAAGTCATGAAGCGCAAGGACAGCGAGAAAGCCCTGCAAGCCAAGGCTGACGAACTGGCCGCAAAGCTGAAGGACTTCGAGGGCATCGACCCGGTAGCCGTGAAGAAGCTGCTGGACGCCCAGAAAGAAGCCGAAACGAAAGCGATGGAAGACAAGGGCGAGTGGGAACGTTTGAAGACCCGCATGGGTGAAGAGCATTCCAGCGAGACCAAAACGCTGAAGGACCAGATTGCCGCACTGCAAGCCCAAGTAGGCGAGCGTGATGGTGCCATCAACGAAATGACCGTTGGTAGCTCGTTCACCGGTTCTGACTTCATCAACACCGAACTGACCCTGACCCCGTCGAAAGCCCGCGTGATTTACGGCGGTCACTTCGATCTGGAAGACGGCAAGGTTGTCGGTTACGACAAGCCGAAAGGCTCCTCGAACCGCACTGCTCTGGTTGACTCTCTGGGCAACCCGGTTGGCTTCGACGACGCCCTGCGCAAAATCGTTGCCGCTGACCCAGACGCCGCCCACCTGACCAAGTCCGGCGTTAAACCGGGCGCGCAGTCGCAGAACAAGCCTGTCACCCGCGACGGCAAGAATGAGCCTGCCTCGGTAAGCTCGTTCGACAAGATTGCTGCGGGTCTGAAGAACCTGAAGCCGGCTTAACCCGGTCTGGGAAGTTTTTGCCTAGGATGGATTTACAAGTTGGCGCATTTGATATATGTTGCCGACCTACATCGTAGGCAAAAGCGACCTTGCCCGATCTGACCTGAAGTAATTCAATCAATTGGAAAAAGGAAGCACATATGCCTCTGTTAGCAACCGAAGCGGCCCGCCTGAGCAATAACACGCTCGAAGCTGGCGTGATCGACGAAATCATCGAGAAGGATGACTTGTTCTCCATTCTCCCGTTCAAACACGTTGACGGTAAGGCTTACGTCTACAACCGTGAAAACACTCTGGCGACCGCAAGCTGGCTCGACCCGAACGATACCGTTGCTGAAAACGCATCGACCTTCCAAGAAGTCGTGGCTCGTCTGCGCATTCTGGCTGGCGACGTTGACGTCGACAAATTCCTTCAGGCTACCCAGTCTGATACCAACAACCAAATGGCGATCCAGATTCAGAAGAAAGCCAAAGGTGTTGGTCGCGAATTCCACCGCATGCTGGCCCAAGGCAACGCGACTACCAACGCCAAGACCTTCGACGGTATCGGCGAACTGGCTCGTCAAGCTCAGGACTACAGCGCTGTGGTTGGTGGTCAACAAATCATCAACGCCGGCACCAACGGCAACGCCCTGACCCTGACCATGCTCGACGAACTGTTGGACTCCGTCCCGAACGGCGCCGACGTGCTCGTAATGCGTCGTGGCACCATCCGTGCGTATCGTGCCCTGTTGCGCGCTACCTACGGCACTGACGCTGTGATGCAGCAACTGGAAAACTTCGGTCGCCCAATGCTGACTCACAACGGCGTTCCGATCATCATGAACGAGTTCTTGGCCGGCAACGAAACCATGGGCTCCAACGCCAACACCGCATCGGTCTACGCTCTGCGTATGAACGAAGTGGATGGCCTGCACGGCATCTACGGCGGCGCCAACGCTGGTATCGTGGTCGAGAACATCGGCACCGTTCAGAACAAGGATGCGACCCGTATCCGCCTGAAGTGGTATTGTGGTCTGGCTCTGAAGTCCACCCGCTCCATCGGTCAACTGAAAGGTGTGACCAACATCTAAGCCTCACGGCCCGGATGTAACGAAAAGGCGAGGCTCACAAGGCTTCGCCTTTTTTTTGAACCCAAAACGAGGATGACACCATGCACTTGAAACTGACCCAACCCGGCTACGAATCCATGACTGGCACCTTGGGCGCCGTTGAATTCGAAAACGGTCTTTCCGTTTACGGCGTGTCGCCGCAGCAAGCAGATGGTATCCTGCTTGTAGTAGCTGGCGAAATGACCGACAAGAACGGCGACGTGCCTCTGCCAGCTCCCATTGACGAGCAATAAGGTGAAGAGCCATGAAGATTAAACTTACGCAAGAGGGCTGGGCCGGCTACACCGGTCAGATGGGCGTGCTGCAATTCGTGGACGGGGTCTCGACAACCGAGGTTCCATTCCGTGATGCGGCCCGTATGTCTGCCGTGATGAACTGCGAGTTCGAGGACGGTTCGAGCTGCAACCCGGCTCAACGCCTGCTGGACACGATGGGTCAGGAAGCTCTGGTTGGTCGCGAGACCGAGATTGAAACCGTTGCCCCGCCAGTGTCGACCATCGTGCCGTCGCTGTCCGAACAACCGGTGAACGTGAAGGGCGCCGAATACACCGTTGCCCAACTGGAAGAGATTGCTGACGCCAAGGGCATCGCTGGTCTGCGCGACATCGCTACCCCGCTGGGCATCAAATCCAACAGCATCACTGGCCTGATCGCCGAACTGACCAAAGCTGGCGTAGCTGCCGCCCCGGTTGTTGCTCAAGTGGTTGAAGTCGTCGAAGAAGTGGCCCCGGTCGCTGAAGTCGTCGAAGAAGCCGAAGTCGTGGAAGTAGAGGGCGAATAAATGGACATGTATCTCGGCGGGACTGACGTCACCAGTCACATTGTGCTGGCTGACGACTTTGGCAACCCATTGACCGTTGACACCTTGGATTACGAGGTTGTCGATCAGACCGGCGCCGCCGTGGTCGCACGCGCACCGATTGCCGACTTTGTGGCCGGCACCGCTAACGTGTTGATCGTGGTTCCGTCGAGTGCAAACACCCTGACGCCCCCGAACGTGCGTGAATCCCGCCGCATCAACCTTTATTGCGTTGTGGCGGGAAACACTCTGCTGATTACCCGGCTCTATGCCGTGGAAGCAAACGCCGTCCTTGTGACCGGCGAGAACTCTTTCCAGACCTACGACGAAGCTGAACTGCTGTCGCTGGAAATCCCGAACCTGAACGGCTGGAACGCATCGACCTACCGGGAGAAGATTGCAGCTCTCATGGAAGCCCGCGTCCGACTGTGCAAGATGAACTACAGCATCTTCAACTCGAACATGTGGAGTCAGGACAGCATGAACTTCATTCCAGAAGGCACCCGGATTACACCGTGGGCCGGTGGGATGGGTTACGGCGGCGACCTTTCGTATATCCCGCCAGCCTCGTTTGTGCAGTTGCCGGTGCGCTTCCTCAAAGCCCTGCGCTTGGCTCAGGTTGCTGAAGCCAACTACATCACTGGCATCGCGAACGGCCAAATCGTCGACAAGCAGGCTCAAGGTCTGGTGGAAGACATGGTCGGGGAATCGAAGCAAGTCTTCAGCCGTGGCATTCCGCTCAAGCGAAACGTGTGCCGGGAAGCCGCCCGCTACCTGTCCGCTTACATCACCTACAACCTACGGACAGACCGCACATGAATATGGACAACTTTGCTTCTGCGGTAGCCGAAGAATACGAACTGTTCCTTCAGGCGCTGAACGGTCGCTATCTGCAAGTGCTGACCCCGGGCGAGGCTCCAAGCCCAATGGCGATTCACGGGCTGATCAAAGGTTCGGCCCGTTTGCGTGACGCCCTGAGCGAGCGCGTAAGCTTCGAAGCCGACGCACTGGTATCAGCGCACGAAAAACAGGTCACACCGGGCGCATTCGAAGCTATGGGCCGTCTGCGTGACCTGTTCAAGTCTGACTTTGCCGTCATTGTCGCGCAGAACGTCAACACCCTGAGCCGCACCGCCCGCGTTGGCCGTGATGACCTCGGCAAAATGTTCACCCAGTCGCTTCGTGGCGCAATGGGCGAGCTGATGCAGAAGCGCATGTCCAAGATCGAATTCAAGGTGCCGGACGGTGCCGGCCGCAACTGGGACGCCACACGCTACGTCAGTTTCTTGGCGCGAGAGTTCGTCTACCGCGTCAAGCTTCTGCGCCAACTTTCTGACGCTGGTGAAGTGGGCGAGGTGTTCTATCCAGACCACGAAGCTGACGGCATGGTCTTCGCTATCAGTGGAGACCATCCGGGCATGCCGACCTACAAGGACATCGAGAAGACGGTGTTTCACCCGAACTCCAAAGCAGAGGTAGTCGCCCATGCTCATGCCTAACCAAACCTGCGTGCTGATCAAGTCGGCCGGAAACGACGTCTACGGCCAGCCTGTCCCGGGCATTCAATCGCGGGAGCGCTGCTCGGTTGTGGCTATGCCGACCGCGGACGTGAAATCATCCGTGCGCTCTGACAGCTCGGCTTCCCGGGGCAACGCGCACGAAGAACAAGTCAACGGCAAAATCCTGCTGACCGCCGTGACCCGGGCGGAAATGCACGACGTTCTGGTTATCCGCGGACAGAAGCTGAAGATCGTCAGTGTTCACCCGCGCTGGAACGCTGCTGGCAAACTCGACCATATCGAGGTCACCGTAAGCATCTGGACGAAATAACATGAACGCGATGCCATTGATCGACCTGCTCGAAGCCGCCGCAATTGGGGTGAAGGGCACAAGCCTGTTCCTCAACATGATGCCAACCGAATGCGAACTGGGCGTTTTGCTCAAGCCGCCGCTCAATGGCACCAAGATCGACTATGAACTGCCGGGATACTTCAAAACCGGCGTGCAAGTGGTTGCCCGGTCGCACGACTACGCTACTGGTCTGGACTTGTGCAAGCGCGCTGTAGCGGCCCTGTTAATCACGTCTGACACTGTTGTCGGCCCGATGACCGTTCGCTACCTGCGCCCGAAGCACCAGCCGGTGGCATTCCCGCTGTCCGAAGGCAACTTCATCGAATTCAACGTGCAGATGGAAGTCTGCTACAACGCGGACGAATAACATGCCAATCACCGTTGCTGGACTGATCGACACCGAACGCATGCTCGCCCGGGTGGACATGAACACCAAGAAGCGCGTCACCTTGAAGATGTATGCCAAGGCGGTCGCCATTCAGCAGCTTGCGATCAAGATGGCGCCAATCGACCGAGGGAACTTGGAAAAGGCGATCAAGGTGCGCCCAGAGACCCCGGGCCGCGCCCGTGACGAAGCAACCGGTCAGTTCACGCGCCAAGAGATTGAGGTCTACATCGACATGGATATGCCGATCCCTGAGCGCCCGGGGAAGACCATCGGTGATTACGCCTACGAAATGCACGAACACCTGACACCAGCCGGCCCGCTGAAACTCGGCCCACTCTCCCGGGAGAAGCAGAGCGGCGCCCATGTCGGCGGTGCGTTTCTAACCCGAGCGATGGACGAGCTTGCACAAGGCTTCATCACAGAGCTTGCAATGGACATGTTCGAGTTGTAGGATCAACACTCATTCAGTAGCTCCTATTGCCAGTCACGGTTCCCCAGCCTGACTGGCTTTTTTTCGTCTGCTGGAAAAGGCCAATGGATTGTGGTATGTTCGCGGCTCTAATCGCATCACACAACCTTTGCAAAGGAGCTACACCATGAGCGATACCAAAAACGTCAAGTTGGGCGTTTGCAAAATCTTTTACGGCGGCGTGGACCTCGGTTACACCCAAGGCGGCGTGCAGGTAGCGGTGAAGACCGAGACCCACAAAGTGAACGTGGACCAGTTCGGTAAAACCACTGTCGACGAAGTGATCATGTCCCGTGACGTGACCGCCAAGGTGCCTCTGGCTGAAACCACTCTGGAAAACTTGGTTGCGATCATGCCCGGTGCGACCCTGAACCAGACTGGCGGCACCGCTGCTACTGGCAGCGTGACCGTGGCGACCCTGCCGGTTGACGGCGACACTGTGACCATCAACGGCACCGTGTTCACCTTCAAGACTGCATCGCCTGTTGGCAACCAAGTCCTGATCGGCGGCACCGTTGCTGCAACCGCGACCAACCTGAAGGCTGCCCTGTCTGCCTCGATTATCGCGAACGTGGCCGTTGCGACCTACTCGGTTGCTGGCGCTGTCGTGACCGCGACCTACAAGACCCAAGGCGTTGTCGGTAACGCATTCACCTTGGCTTCGGCTCAGGCTTCGGTCACTGTTGTCGCTGCTGCTGGCGGTGTGAACCCAACCACTCGCAACGTCGAAGTGACTACCGGCGTGGGTGTGTCCCTGCTGCAAATCGCCAAGGAACTGCGTCTGCACCCGGTTGCCCTGCCGGACGCCGACAAGTCGGAAGACTTCGTGATCCCGCTGGCAGCTACCCCGGGCGGTATGGACTTCGCTTACGAGGTGGAGAAGGAACGTATCTTCAACTGCGAGTTCACTGGCTATCCTGACTCTGCGAACGGTGGTAAGCTGTTCAAAGTCGGCGCCTAAAGCGCAAACCGAAGCCCGCGAAAGCGGGCTTCTTCTTAATCAAGTGGAGCAAACCCATGACCAAAATCCTGAACATCGACACCCTGTCCTCGGACCAGCGCACTATCGTGCTTGGCGGTGTTGAGCATGAAGTGCTGGAAATGTCCGTCGAGAACTTCATCGCGACGACCAAGCAAGCCGAGCTGTTGCAAAGCACTGATGCCGCCCTGACCGCTCAAGTGGAAAGCGCCATCGACCTGATTCAGCGTTCGGTGCCTTCGGCGCCACGCGAAACCCTGTTGAAACTGAAGCTTCGCCACCTGCAAACCATCGTCGCGTTCGTTCGCGGTGACGACGTGCAGGAAGAAGCGCTGGCCCAGCCGGAAGCGCAAGCAGCCGAAGGCAAACCAGCAAAGGAAAAAGCCCGCAAGTAACTGAAGTGGATTTCGGCTTCCACTATTGCCGAATGATTCACTTCTACGGATTGACCCAGACCGCCGTTATGGACATGCCCATTCGGCGGTTTTGGCTTTTTGCGGGGAACGTAGATAGAATCATGGCACAGAAGGACTTGCGGGCATTACTCATCGGGGCATCTGTTCAAACTAGCGAAAGCGGTAAGGCGCACCAGAACCGGCTTGTTGTTGAGCTGGGAACCATCCAGAAGGTCGACGACGCATTGGCCCAACTGTATGAAGAGCGCGACGAAGCCGGCTTTAGGGAATTAATGATGATGGCCCAATAGGCACAGGAACCAACATGACCAACGCAATTGGCGGGAACATCAAGGTCACACTGACGCTGGACGACCTCGGCTTTACGGTGAAAACCCGTCAAGCGGTCACTGGCGTTAAGGGGCTGAACTCCGAACTGACTGGCGTGACCAAGGCCGCAGCCGGTCTGGAAACGAAGCTGGGCACGCTCGGCAAAAACCTCACTCTCTCGTCCAACAACCTGAAGACCTTGTCTGCGAGCGCCAAGTCGCTTGAGTCTCAATTTGCCGCAGCCGGCAAGTCGATGGCGAGCTTCAACACAAGCTCTGCACTGGCAAGCCAAAACGCTGAACTGTTGAACGGCGCCGTGCTGAAGCTCGCCCGGTTGCTCGACGGCGCCGCAGCGAACACCGACAAGGCCGCAACGGCGAATCGCCGTCTGGCGACCTCGCAGAAGGCCGTAGCAGCCGATAGCGCTGCGATGGTCAATGGTCTGACGGCTCAAGAGCGCGCAATGCGTAACCTTGGCGAGTCCCACCGCAAAACCGCCGAACAGGTCGTGTTGTCCGCAAGTCTGCGCCGGAACGCTAACGCCCGGGCCGCAGCCGATGAAATCGACTCGAACAACAAGCTGCTCCAGAACAAACAGCGGTCTCTGGACGCTGCCCTGAAAGCAGAGCGCGAGTTCCGCACCAAGTTGGCTGAAGAGCGCAAGCGCGAACAGTCCATGCAGTGGCGGGTAGACAACAAGCGCGATGAAAGCACCGGTCGAATCCTCGGCGCGAACAGCCCAACGCTCGCCCGGTATCAAGCCGAACTTGCCGCACAGCGAGCCAAGGTTGCGTCCCTGCAACTGGGCCTGAACCTGCTCGGTCAAGAAGCCACGCGGCTGACTGGCAACATGAACATCATCAACGCGCAAAACTCCGCGCTGGGCAACCGCATCGGTCTGGAAGGTCGCATCGAAGCTGCACTGGCCCGCCAGAAGGAACGAGCCGACGCATACCTCGCGACCCAACGGGCTCAAGCGGTGAAGCAGCGCGAATCCATTGAAATGTCCAAGCAGCAGATGGAACTGATCAAAGGGATGTCGCAGCTTTATGCTGGCTCGAAGATTTCGCAGGGTGAGAAGGCGTCTGTTCAAAAGGCTGGTGAGTTCGAGCGCACCGGTGTTCGCGCCAAGTCGATGGGCATGTCTGCCGAAGAGCAAAAGCAATTCGACATGATGGTCAACTACGACTCCAAGTCGCACCCGGGGTTGAGCTTTAACGACGCGGCAACGGCTCGAATCGGCGCAATGGGCGGTCTCGCCAGCACGAACCAGCGCCAGATTAACCAGACGCTGCCAACGGCTATCGACGCTGCGCAAAACATCCAATACATCACGGGAGACGATGGGCACGAATCGTTCGAGAACTACATCCGAAACCTCTACGGTGTAGCCGAAGCACGTCAGGTCCAATACGACCCGAAGAAAACCAAAGACACCATGGAAATGTTGCAGAAGATCATGTCTGCGACCGGTAACAAGATCGACATCCCGGACGTTGAAACGCTCCTGCGCCGTATCGGCCCGGGCGGCGCTGCACAACTGTCCGACGACGGCATCATCAACAGCGTGGCACTGCTCGACCAGATGAAAGTGTCTGGCGGTGCGGGCGGCGGCGGTGCGGGCGGTGTGTCTACCGTGGGCACCATGTTCAAGATGCTTCAGTCGTATGCCAACGGCAAAACCCTGTCGAATGAAATGGTCGCTCAGGGCGCACAAGCTGGCATCCTGAACACCGACTCTATCGGCAAGGACGGCGACCAGTCGCTGAAGGCGATCATGAGTCAGGCCAAGAAGGCTGGCTTCAAGAACTCCCAACTGTTCAACACCGACCCGGTGACCGCGATTCGCCAGATGATGGCGATGGTTCTGGGCACGATCAGCAGCGAGACCCAGAAGAAGAAATATTTCGGTGACGCTGACGTTAACGACCCGGAAGCACAGCGCGCCGCGTTGTCCAAGTGGGCTACCCGAAACGGCATGACCACAACCGCTTCGCAACTGCTGACCACAATCGCCGACCCGCGTATGCAGGAACGGGTGGATCACCAGAGCGAAATGATCAAGAACTCGTCCGGCATTGATCAGTTGAAGAACATGCGGATGGACACATATGAACAGTCCACGAAGAACTTCGACGCTGCCCTGACCAACCTGAAAGTTACCCTCGGCACGACCGTTCTGCCCTTGCTGACCAGCTTCTTCAATTGGATCACCAAGATCGTAAACAAGATGCAGGACTTCGGTCAGAAAAACCCGATGGTCGCTCAGTTCACGATGATCGGTGGCGCTGTCGGTGGTCTGGTGCTGACACTGGCCGGCGCGGCGAAAATGTTCGGTCTGGTGGGCGGTCTAACCTCCCTGATCCGTGGCTCTGCACTCGCCGCTGGCGAGACTGCCGGTAAGGTCGGTTTGCTCAGTCGTGCGTTCGGCATGTTGTCGTCCCTCGCTATGTCTCCCCTAGTGCTGCTACGGGGCACTTTGAGCGGTTTAGCTACGCTTATGAGCGGGCCGATTCTAAGCGCTTCTACCACGCTTGCAGCTCGCTTTGGGGCTATGGCCGCAGGTGCTACCGGCATGCGCGCCGTTCTGGCTGCAACAATGGGCACCGTATCGACGTTCGCTGGCACTCTGGTGGGTCTGGGCGCTCGTATGTTTGGCGTTGGCGTGTCGGCAACCCTGATGGCCGCAGTCGTCGGTAAAGCCTTCCTGCGCATGATCCCGTATGTCGGCTGGCTGCTGCTCGCGTGGGACTTGACCACTCTGTTCTTGGACTGGCAGGTCGGCTTCGCGAAAATCGGCGAGTGGATGGATCACTGGCTGAACAAGCTGGTTCTGAAGTTCAAGACGGCTTTCGTTCACGTCCGCAACGCTGTGCGTATCACCGATGATTCCAACGCTGAAGGCGACATGAATCTGCGGATCGCGCAGGGCGAAGATGCGGCCGAGGATTCCCGGTTCAACCGTCTGCGCAAACGTCGCAAACGCCAAGAAGAGCGCGAAGGCCGCTTGGGCGTCAAGAAGGACAAGAACGTCGCCAGCCTGTTCGGTGGCCCTGACGCTGACCTGATTGCGGGCAACGGCTACTCGCACGAAAACCCGAAAGCCGCTATCGACATGTCCGGCACTCCATTTGCTCTGCCGGACGCACCGGGCAAGAAAGAACCTCGCGCCCCGCGTGACCAGTTCGCTCGCTCGCTCGCCGACGTGACCAGCAAGCAAGAAGTCACAGCCATGAAAATCACCGCGCAGATTACCGGGCGCGCTGACGATCTGCTGGAACAGGCTCGCACTGAGTTCTTCGAGAAGTGGAAGGCCGGCGACTTCGACCCGGACCACGACGCCAACAAACGCCCATTCAAGGGTGCAAACGGCGGTCTGGATTGGAAAGCGTCTGGTGCTGCCGGTAGCGTTGACGAATGGGTAAGCACTCGCGCCGCAATGCTGCAACAAGAAGAGCAACTGAAGGCGCTGGAGTTCGCAAACCAACGTGTTGCCGCTGCCCGTGAGGACAGCAACACCGCAATGGAGCGCGGCACCAACGACACCTCCAAGCAGACCCGTGAAATGACAGGTCTGGTTCGTGAGCTGGCGCGTGCCGAAGAACGCCTGAAGAACGGCACCAAAGAGTTCGACGCATGGAACGTCAAGAAGAACGAGGCGCTGTTTGAGCGTGCCCGGGCCGACTTGGTGAACTTCAGCGCGGACTTCAAAGAGGGTGACCGCGAAACCCAGAACAGCATGGAGCCGAACACCCGGAAGCGTGTAGGTGACCAGTTCGACACCAAAGCACAGAAGGACTTGGAAACTTACAACGCCCGTCTGCAAACGATGTCCGAGAGCTACCAGAAGGCTGTTGCCGGTGTGGAAGCGCTGGGTCTGAGCGAAGGGGATCGCGTAGCGAAAATCGGCACACTGGAGCAAGAGTTTAACGACGCTCGCACCCGTGCCGAAACCGACTACACCGAGCACGTCAAGGTTCAGGCGAATGCCCGCTCCTACGCAATGCGCGGCGCCATCGAGAAGATGCAAATCGACTGGGAAAACTCGTTCGACAAGATCGACGAGGTGGGTGCCAAATGGGGCGAAGGCTTCGTCAGCCAGTTGTCTACTTGGTTGACTGGCGGTTCGGTGAACGTGAAAGAGTTCGTCGCCGGGATGCTGAAAGACATTCTGGATATGAAGCTCAAGGAAGCGTTGGCTAAACCAATGTCTGGCGCGCTCGATAGCTTGACCGGCTGGTTGCAAAACGCGCTCAGCACCAAAGCGGCCCCAGCCGCTGGCGGTGCAGTGGGCGGCGCAGCGACTGGTGCAGCGGGTAACGCGGCTGGCGGCATCATGGGTTCCATCGGCAACGGCTTCACCGCCGCTGGCAACGCTGTGAAGGGCGGCATCAACGAAGCGGCCAAATACTTCGGTCTCGACAAGCTGGCAGCAATGACCGACGTCACCACTGACGCCGTGAAGGGTCTGGCAACTGACGGTGCCAAAGCGGCAACTGACGGTCTGGTGAAAACCGCCACGCAATCGGCAATCAGCGGCACCGCCGAAATGAACGCGACGACCTCGACCGGGATGTTCACTCTGGCCGTCGAAGCCGCGACCGCTGCACTGATGGCGATGTCTGCTACTTCTGGCGGCAGCACAACCATGAGCCTGCTGGGCGGTCTCGCGCAAGCGGGTATTGCTGCATACGGTGGTAGCTACGGTGGCGCCGCTACAGCGGCTTCTGGGGCAACCAGCGGCGCGGGCGTCGGCATGGGTCTCGGTCAAACGGCAGTCGGCCCAAGCTCTGTATTTGCAATGGGCGGCATTATGTCGTCGATGGGTAAGCTGCCATTGAACGCTTACGCCAACGGTGGTGTGGCAAACAGCCCGCAACTGGCCCTGTTCGGTGAAGGCCGCATGAACGAAGCCTATGTGCCTCTGCCAGACGGCAAGAGCATCCCGGTCAGCTTCAGCGGTCAAGGTCCGGGTGCAGGTCAAGCGGCTGGTGCCGGTGGCGGTGGTGCGGTTATCATCACGATCAACATCACCAAGGAAGGCGGCGAAGCTCAGGCCGAGTCCGGCGAAGGCGATGCCCAACAAGGTCGCGAACTGGCAAGCCGCATCAAGTCTGTGGTTCGTGAAGTTCTGCTGACTGAAACCCGCCCTAACGGCCTGCTGGACAAACGCAAGTAAGAGGTGAGCAATGGCGAGACAAACATTCACTTGGTTCCCGGATGTCGCGAGTGAAAACTCCGAGGAACCAAGTGTCAATGTGACGAAATTCGGTGACGGGTATGAAGCCCGCACCTCCGACACGTTGAACGTGATTCACCAGAGCTGGCGTGTGGTCTTCACCAAAGGCCGCAACGCTGGTGAAGGCTTGGCGATTCGAAACTTCCTGAGAGCGCGACGGGGCGTTGAATCGTTCATTTGGACAAACCCGCTGGGCGAAACGAGCTTCTACGTCGCCCGGAAATGGACTACCAAGTCTGACCGGGGTGAAGTCACCGTAAGCACCCAGTTCGACGAGGTATTCGAGCAATGAGTAAGTTCAGCGAGGAAATCCAGTCCCTGTCACCTACAGCTCTCATTGAGCTGTTCGTGCTGGACATGAGCACCACTAACAGCGGCGGGATTCTCTACTTTCACGCCGGAACCAACGAACTGAAGCAGCCGGTCGTCTGGCAGGGTCAAACCTACCAACCCTGGCCGATTGAGTGCGAAGGCTTCGACATGACGACTCAGGGCGCTTTGCCGCGCCCTAAGCTCAGGGTAGCCAACACGAACGGCATGTTCAGCGGGGAGGTTGCCGCAAACGACGACCTTCTTGGCTGCATGGTCATTCGCAAGCGCACCTTCGCTCGTTTCCTCGACGCGGTGAACTTCCCGGGCGGGGTGAACCCTGACGCTGACCCAACCCAGCACGCGGACGATGATTCGTGGTTCATTGACCAGAAGATCAGCGAGAACCGCTACTCCTTGGAATTCGAACTCGCATCCGTGTTCGACCTGATGGGCATCCAGCTTCCCTACCGTCAGGTGTTGAAGTCGGCATGCTCTTGGCGTTACCGTAGCGCTGAATGCGGCTACACCGGCCCGTCGTTCGACCGTAACGACCTGCCGACAACGCCGATCAACGACTCATGCGCCAAGCGTCTTTCGAGCTGTAAGGTTCGCTTTGGCAAGAACCCTCTACCGTTTGGTGGATTCCCGGGAGCGACAAAATATGACAACTAAACCAACGGCGGCGCTGCTGAAAGCGTTCCAAGAAGAAGCCGAGCTGCGCTACCCGCAGGAAGCGTGCGGCTACGTTGTGAAGGCTGGCAAGAAACAGAGCTTCGTGCCGTGCGAGAACAGCGCCAAAGACCCGCTGTCAGACTTCCGTATCAGTGATGCGGAATACCAGCGTTGCTCGGACATCGGCGAAATCATCGCCGTCTGGCACACGCACCCGGACAAGACGAACGAACCGTCGCTGTTCGACCGCGTGGAGTGCGAGAACTTGGGCCTGCCGTGGTTCATCAACGCAATCACCAAGTCGGACGAGGAAGGCTTCCTCTTTGGCGAAACGCTGTTGCTGGAGCCGGAAGGCTTCAAGCTCGAATACCTCGGGCGCCCATACCATTACGGTCTGGTGGACTGCTACTCGCTGCTGCGCGATTACTACAAGGGCGAATACGGGATCGACTTGGCCGTATGCCGCGAATGCCGTGACACCCGGTTCTGGGAAGTCAACGTGCCAGTGATCGAACAGACCTACGAGAAACTTGGCTTCGATAAAGTGTATGATGTCAATCCAAAGCCCGGTGACGTGTTTCTGATTCAAACGGGCGGCAAAGTCGCCAACCATGTTGCAATTTACATTGGCGACGATATGATCCTTCACCATTGTGAAGACAGATTGTCAAGTCGCTCGATCTACGGGGGATATTGGCTGAAGCACACTGTCGCAACGCTCAGACACCCCGAGGTCAAACATGGCACTAACGAAGGTAATTCTTGACGGCCCGCTGGGCAAAGCCTTTGGCAAGGAGTGGAACCTCGCGGTTACCACTCCCATTCAAGCCCTTGCTCTGATTGAAGCGAACCAACCCGGCATTCAGGGCTGGATTCGCAACAACGCAGACAAGTTCTCCTGCTACCGCGTGACCATCACCGACCGGCACGGCAAGAAGCATCGCGTCGATGATTCCACCTACCAACTCCAGCGCGACGAACAGCCGGTGAGCATCCGCTTCACTCCAGTAGTGAGCGGTTCCTCGGCTGCCGCCCGCATGGTCGTGGGTGCCGTTCTGATCGTGATTGGCTTCTTCGCCGGCCCAGCCGCTCCGTTCTTCTGGTCGATGGGTGTGAGCCTGATGCTCGGCGGTCTGATCGAGCTGCTTTCCCCGCGCCCCAAGAAGCAGAACAACACGTCAGACGACGGCACTTCCTACTATTTCAACGGGCCGGTGAACACGACCGCCCAAGGCGTTCCTGTTCCGCTCGTTTACGGCCGCTGTCTGGTAGGCAGCCAAGCTGTGAGCGCTTCGGTCACCATCGACCAACTAATGGGCTAATCCAATGATCGAAGCACCTTTTTCAAGAACAGTTTTAGGCTCTGGTGGCGGCAGCAAGGATAAGGGAGCCAAGGCGCCCGTAATTGCTCCAGACACGGTGCAGTCGAAAGCTCTGCTGGCAATCCTCGACCTGCTCTGCGAAGGGCAAGTGAAGGGGCTTGTCGGCGGCTCCAGTGGCATCTTCCTCGACGGCACGCCGCTGACGAACCCGGATAACAGCTACAACTACGAGGGTTTCGATTGGCAATTCCGTGACGGGCGCCAAGACAACGCCGTGATGACTGGCTTCCCTGATGTGTCCACGCCATACAACGTGGGCGTTCAGGTCAAGCAGTCCACCCCGCAGACAATCACCATCGCCGACTCTGACGCCGACGCGGTGCGAATCATCATGAACATGCCGGCCCTGTCCTCGCAGGATTCGAAAAGCGGCGACGTCAGCGGCACGACTGTGCAATACGGCTTCACCATGTCGGTGAGCGGTGGCCCGTTCATGCCTGTCGTGGTTTCTGGCACCGACTCGAACGTGGTGACCATCAACGACAAGTCGCGCTCCAAGTATCAGCGCGAACACCTGATCCCGCTCCCGAAGCCGGGTAGCAGCTACCGCATCCGCGTGAGTCGTCTAACCGCCGACTCCCTCAACTCGTATGTGGCGAACGACACCTACCTCGATTCCTACTACGAGATTGTGAACAGCCAACTGACATACCCGAACTCGGTTATGTGCGGCGTGCGGGTGAACTCCGAACAGTTTACGTCGCTGCCGTCCCGGTCATACCTGATCGACGGCCTGCTGATCCGCATCCCGTCCAACTACGACCCAGAGACACGCGCCTATGACGGTGTGTGGAATGGCTCGTTCGCGATTGGCTTCAGCAACAACCCGGCGTGGGTTCTTTACGACCTCCTGACCAACCGTCGCTATGGTCTGGGCGAATTCGTCAAGCCATCGAACATCAACATCGCCAAGCTCTACCAAATTGGCCGCTACTGCGACGGCATGTTGAGCAACGGCTTCGGCGGTCTGGAACCTCGCTTCTCGATCAACACCAGCATCGCCAGCCGCAACGACGCCTACAAGGTAATCTCGGACATCTGCTCGACATTCCGTGGCATGAGCTACTGGTCGGGCGGCATGGTTCAGGTCACTCAGGATTCGCCGACTGACCCGGTTTACCTGTTCAACAATGCCAACGTTGTCGACGGGATGTTCAACCGCGCCGGCTCTGCCCGCAAAGACCGGCACAGCGTTGTTCACGTTCAGTGGAATGACCCGGAAGACCAATACAAGCAAAAGATCGAATACGTCGAAGACGCCGACCTGATCCAAGACATCGGCTATAAGCGTCTGGACACCATTGCGTTCGGCTGCACCTCCCGGGCACAAGCGCACCGCGTGGGCCTGTGGATTCTCTACACCGAGAAGGTCGAGACCAACATCACCAACTTTGAAGTTGGTCTGGACGGTCTGGTCGTGATGCCGGGTGACATCGTCAAGATCAGCGACCAGTGGAAAGCCGGCAAGCGCAACGGCGGTCGTCTGCTCGCCGCTTCCCGCACCGGCTGCACGCTGGACAAGGCCACCGACATCACAGCCGGTTCGATCATTGCCGTTCGCATGCCAGACGGTAAGTTCGAAGAGAAGCAGGTCGTTCAGGTTGGCCCGGGCATCACCACGATCACCTTCACCAGCCAGCTCAGCACCGTGCCGCTGTCGAACACGGTCTGGATTTTGATCGAGCCAACCCTTGTGCCGCAGCTTGGCCGTGTGGTTGGCATTTCGCAGTCCGACAAGCCAAACCAGTTCATGATCAGCGTGGTAGACCACAACCCGAGCAAGTTCGGCTCCATCGAACAGGGTCTGCAACTCGAATCGCTGCCAACAACCTTGATCGACCCGACGTTCTCCACGCCTGAGTCGCTGAAGGTGGAAGAGGTAACCTACCTGATCGCCCCGGGTCAACTGGGTTCGCGTCTGGACGTGTCGTGGGTAGGCAAATCGCCGAACTACTTCGTGTCGTGGCGCATGACCAATGGCGTGAGCGTCGGCGGTTGGCAGCAGACGATGACCAACAAGGCTTCCTTCGAGGTTCTGAACGTGCAGGGCGGCGAGATTTATGACTTCAAGGTCGTGGGTCAAGCTGTCACCGGAAAGCTCTCTAGCGAGCTTGTGGGCACCTACGTTGCCCTCGGCACAGCGAACCCACCGGCCCCACCTACCAACCTGACCGCAGTCGGTGACTTCCGGCAGGTGAACTTGGCGTGGATCAACGCGCAGGTAGTTGACTTCGACTTCGTGGAAATCTTCGAGAACACCGTTGATAACGTCGACACGGCCTATTACCTCGACCGCACACCGGGCAACGCCTACACCCGTTCGGGCATTCCAACCCTGATGAAATACTGGTATTGGGTTCGCACGGTGAACAAGCGCAACATGCGCTCGGCGTTCAACTCGACAGCGGGCACGTCTGCTCAAGCCGGCTTCATCGCCCGCACGGACTTGGATGAAGAGCTGTCCAAAACCATCGACGACATCAGCCACAACCTTGACGGTCTGGTGGAAGAGGTTCTTGGCCGGGTGAATGAAATCACCGACGGTTTGCCAGAGCGTGTCGAAGAAGCTGAAGCATTGGCTGCCGCGGCCCGGGCCGGCAACAACATCGAAGCCTATCTGCGCGACGATGAAAACGTGAACATGCGCAAGGACATCTACAAGCTGAAGGTCTCGATTGACGGCGATATTTCGGCCGAGATTACCAACATCAATCAGGTTCTGGTGACCGACCGCCAAGCAGTCGCAACGGCCATGCAGTCGGTCGAAGCTCGCTTCCAGACCAGTGACGCCGCTCTGGTGGCTGAACAGACGGCCCGGGCTACCGCGGACAGCGCCACGGCCACCAGCATTCAGGGCATCACGGCCAAAACCGACGCAACTAACGTTGCAATCGTCACCGAGCAAACAGCCCGGGCGAACGCTGACAGCGCGAACGTCAGTGAAATCAGCAGCCTGAAGGTGAAGACGGACACCACCAACGCGGCAATCGCCACCGAGCAAACGGTGCGTGCTGGTGCAGACGGTGCCTTGGCTACCCGGATTGACCAGATGGTCGTCAAGACGGACGCCACGAACGCTTCAATTGCAACCGAACAACAAGTGCGGGCCAACGGTGACAGCGCGGTCGCGGCAACAGTCACGGCGCTGCAAGTGAAGGTAGGCAACGACATCGCGGCAGCGATCAGCTCGGAAGTAACAACCCGGGCGAACGCTGACGGCGCCCTGTCTACCAGAATCGACAGCACTGTGGCCGCAAACGGGGTAAACACCGCAGCAATCCA